CGAGCAGGACTGGGGCCGCAGCGAGGTTCCCGCTGGTGTGGTCGCCGTCACTCTGGGTGCCGACGTTCAGGCCGACGGCATCTATCTGGAACTGGTCGGCTGGGGGCAGAACTGGGAAAGCTGGCAGCTCGATGCCCGGTTCCTGCCCGGCGCGACCGACGTTTCGGGCGAAGGTGCCTGGAAGGAACTGGACGCCTACTCGCTAAAGGGCGTGACGTTCCCAGGCGGTCGCGTGGTGCCGATCGACCAGGAATGCGTCGACGCGGGCTATCACACCGATGCAGCGCGGGCCTACTGCGCGGCGCGCAAGAACCGGCTGGCAGTCTTCGGGCGTGCCGGCTGGGATATGGCGATACTGGGACGCGGCGAAGCGATCCGCTACGACCAGCGCGGCAAGCGTGCCGGCAAGGCCGGGGTCGCGCAGGAAGACCGGGCATTTCTGGTCGGCACCTATCCGGCCAAGCTGACCTGGTACGGGTTCCTGCGCGAAAGCATCGTCTGGCATCGCGAACGCGAAGACGGCGACGCCCCCGACCTGAAGCCGAAGGGGCTGGTCCATGTCGGGCGCGATGTGCCCGAAGACTGGTTCGATCAGGTCACCGCCGAGGTGATTGTCGAGGAGAAGCGCGGGCTCGGCAAGAGGCGGGTGTGGAAGGTCTCGCCGGGACGGCAGAACCACTACCTCGACTGCAGGATCTACAATCGGGCGGCAGCGGAAAAGCTGCGGCTCGACATGCTGAGCAACGAAGACTGGGAGCGGCAGCGCGATCACCGGCACGAGCCTGTGACGCAGCAGACCAAGCGCTCCAGCACTACGAAACCCAAGGCGTCGTGGATCGACGGCGGAAAGGACTATCTGTGACCGACTATGCAGCGAAGAAGACCGCGCTGGAAGACGCGCTGCTCTCCGGGGAGCTGACCGTCGAAAGCGATGGCGACCGCGTGACCTATCGCAGCGTCGCCGAGATCCAGCGCGCGATCGACTTCTGCGACCGCCAGATCGCCAATTCGTCCAACACCGCGCTGCGCCCGGCCAGTACGGTCGCCGCCTACTCGACGCGGTAAGCGATGAATTTCGCCGAACGCCTCGACGGATTGATCGGGGCCGTCTCTCCCGAATGGGGTGCATCGCGCAAGCGCGCGCGGCTGGACATGCTGGCCGCGCAGGAAGCCACGCGCCTCTACGAAGCGGCTGAAACCAACCGGCGCACCTCGGGCTGGAACCGTCGCCCCTCGGGCGCGAACACCGACAATGCTCGTGGCCGGGCCAAGCTGTCCTGGGCCGCGCGCGATCTGGTGCAGAACAGCAAGTATGCTGCCGCCGGGGTTCGCCAGCTGGTCGCGACCCTGTGGGGCGACGGCATCGCGCCGATCATCGTCCACGAGGACAAGGCGATCCGCCAGCGGGCGCAGGACGAATGGGATCGCTGGGCCGAAGGCAAGGTCGACGGCATCGGCGACTGGTACGCCAACGGCAAGCTGTCGGTTCGCGAGATGATCGTGGGCGGGGAATCGCTCAACCTCTGGAAGCCGGATGCCAATGGGCCAGACGGGCATGTCTTCGGGATCGAGGGCGAGCAGCTCGACACCAGCAAGTCGTTCATGCTGCAGAACGGTGCCCGCATCGTCCAGGGTGTCCAGTATGGCAGCGACCTGCTGCCCGAAGGATACTGGCTGTTCGACGAAAACCCGCACGATCGCATCGCCCGCATGTCGTTCAACAGCCGGTTCGTCTCCGCGCAGGATGTCGACCACATGTACGAGCGCCTGCGTCACGGGCAGGCGCGCGGTGCGAGCTGGCTGGGCGCGGTTGCGATGACGCTAAAGGACATCGCCGACATCGAGGATGCGACCCGGCTGCGCGAGAAGGTTCAGGCTTGCCTTGCGGTGTTCATCACTCCGGCTGAAGGTCAGGGATCGCCGCTGGGCACGACATCGACGCAGGAGGACGATGGGCCCGGCGACCTCGCGACCGAAACGCTGCGCCCCGGCCTGATCGGCAGGCTTCGCCCGGGTGAGCAGGTTTCGACACTGAACCCGCAGCCTTCGGCGGTGACGGTCGATTTCATCCGGCAGCAGCTGGCGGCGGTCAGCGCCAACATGATCCCGTACCACCTGATGACTGGCGATGTGAGCCAGGCCAACTATTCGGGCCTGCGCGCGGCGATGAACGGCAGTTATGCCATGATCGACGACTGGCAGCAGAACGAGATCATCCCCATGCTGGTCATGCCCGCTGTGCGCCGCCGGATGCAGCGGCTCTATCTGGAAACCGGCGACCGTCGCTTCCTTGATGTGAAGCTGGACTATGCCCGCCCGATTCGCCGGCTGGTCGATCCGATCAAGGATCTGGCGGGCGAGGTCATGGAAATCCGCGCCGGTCTCAAGACGCTGGAGCAGGGTTTGGGCGAGCGCGGCCAGAATGCCGAAGAACACCTGCAGCGCATCAAGCAGATGAACGACATGATCGATACCCTCGGCCTCGCGCTCGACAGCGACCCGCGGCGGGTCACCGACAGCGGCGTGCTGCAGGCTGCCGCCGGATACCTACGCCCCCAGGGCGACAACTGACGAAAGGACCAGACGGATGATGATCCGATCGCAACGCGCCCGCGATGATGCGGAGCGCGAAGAACGCCTTGCGCCCCCCAATGAGATGCGCGGATCGCGCATGGCAGGCGAAGAGTCCCTGACCTACGATGCTGCCACACGCAGTGTGGAAGCGGTCTTTTCGACCGGCGCGGCGGTGAAACGCTGGGGTTTCATCGAAGAACTCGAGGTCAGCACCGAGGCGATCGATCTTGGCCGAGTTGAGAAAGGCCTGTGCCGCCTGCTCGATACCCATAATGCTTACGAGCTGGACGCTGTTCTCGGCAGTGTGAGCGAAGTTCGGATCGAGAACGGCGAACTGGTCGGCAAGCTGACCTTCGCAGAGACCGAGGCTGGCCGGAAGGCCGAGGGCATGGTCGCCCGCGGCGAGGTCAAGGGAATCTCGGTCGGCTACAAGGTGACCCGCTGGGAGATCACCAAGGAAGCCGACGAGAACAGCAAATACGACACATGGAGGGCAACGGGCTGGGAATTGCTCGAAGTCAGCCTTGTGCCGGTTCCAGCGGATGCCGGGGCGGGGGTCCGTTCCGCTGGCAAGTCCACCCCCCACGAAGACGGCCACGCCGCAACCCAAGAGGAAGACGAAATGATCCGCAGCGAGAACAGCGGCGCGGCTCCGGCCGCACCGGAAAGCACCCCGGCGCAGAGCGCGCCCGCGTCCGCCCCGGCGCAGCGCAGCGAACCTGCCACGCCGCCCGCGCAGACCCAGCAGCCCGCTGGCGAACAGCGCACCCACGCCCGCCTCACGGCAAGCGAAGCGCTTGGCCTGGTCGAAACGGCGCGCAGCTTCGGCAGCGATGTCGAGACCCGCGCCCGCGAACTGATCACCGAAAACGAGGAAGACAAGCGTTCGCCCGACGGCGTGCGGTCGGCCATCCTCGCCGCGGCTGGCGAAGCGCAGGGCAACCGTACCAGCGGTGTTCGCGCCGGTTCCTCGGTTACCATCACCGACGATGAGACCGAGAAGTTCGCTCGCGGTGCCGCGAACGCGATCCTGCGCCGTGCCGGCATGACTGAGATGGTCGAGCAGGCTGCCAAGAAGCGCGGCGAGACGGTCGACCTCAATCCCGGCGAGTTCCGCGGCATGCGGCTGGTCGACATCGCGGCGATGACCAATGAGCGCAACGGGATCCGGCCCGCCTCGCGTTCGCCGGAAGACATCGTTCGTGCGGCCCTCGAAGGTCACGGCCAGCGCGGCATCAGCCCGCAGGGCCTCCAGGGCATCGACGACTTCCCGGTCATCCTGGGCAATGTCATCCGCCAGACGCTGCAGGCTGCCTATGCCACGGTGCCCGACACCTGGCGCCGGTTCTGCGCCGTCGGATCGGTGCAGGATTTCCGGCCGCACTATCGCGTGCGCCTGTCGACCTTTGGCTCGCTCCAGACCGTGAACGAGAAGGGCGAGTACAAGAACCAGGAAATCCCCGACGGTTCGCGCGAGGCGATCACGGCACAGACGAAGGGCCTGATCATCGCGCTGACCCGTCAGGCGATCATCAATGATGATCTCTCCGCGTTCAGCACGCTGGCGGTCCAGCTTGGCCGGATCGCGGCGCGCACGATCGAGGAAGACGTGTACGCCACCCTCGCGCTCAACAGCGGCCTCGGGCCGGTGATGGCCGACGGCAGCACGCTGTTCCATGCCGACCACGGCAACATCAGCACCGGCGCGGCCATCAGCGTTGCTGCGCTCGATGCCGACGATCAGCTGATGGCGGCGCAGAAGGATCGCGGCGGGAAGGAATATCTCGACCTGTCGCCGTCCGTCCTGCTGGTGCCGCGTGGCCTGCGCAGCGAAGCGATCAAGCTGAACGGGGCGGAATACGACCCGAACACCAGCGGTCGCAGCGGCGTTCCCAACGTGGTGCGCGGCCTGTTCGACGACATCGTGGCCAGCCCGCGCCTGTCGGGCAAGCGGCGCTACATCTTCGCCGATCCGACCATCGCCCCTGCGCTTGAGGTTGCGTTCCTCAACGGCGAGCAGGAGCCGTTCATCGACCAGCAGGAAGGATTCCGGGTCGATGGTATCGAGTGGAAGGTCCGCCACGACTACGGCGTCGGCGCGGTCGACTACGTCGGCGCGGTTACCAACGCGGGCGCCTGATCCCGACAATCTGGCCGGGGCGGTTCGCCGCCTCGGCTATCCACCCAGCTTATCGTTCCGATGAAAGGAAATCGACATGCACTTCACCA